ATCAGTTTGCGGATAATGGCATCGGCTTTTTGGTTTGGCTGTTTTGGCCCCGCAACCGTGGCGGTTAGTATGGTTTCCCTTATGCTTGGCCGCAGTTCAACGCCTATTCTGTTGGCCGTGTTCTTGGTTTCTATGTTGTTATTGATTTCCAGGCTAACAGAATTGTACTCCGGCGCAAGTGCCGCTCCTTGCCAGGTTGCAGTATTATCTAGGAACTTTTGCTCATCGCCATCGTGGGTATCTACCTTGCTACCGCTTGAAGGCGTTACAGGCACACCTTTGTCGCCTTCTATACCCCAGTAAGTCTCGCTGCCGTAGATTGTCATGTAGGTTGTGCCGCTGCCGTCCGTTACGGTTAGGTCCCCGGTGAAGTCGTCAATGGCCCAAACTGCGTAGATTTCTTTAAGGGTTGCCGTGGTTGTGCCGCTGCCGTCGCTTAGGCTTACGGTTTCCGTGGTCTCGGTGTCGGTGTCATCTATGCCCTGTACTTCTACATCCCCGCTTTCTGACGTACTGGATTCTATCGTAAGCGTGGTTGCACTACCGGGCTGGTCTATATGGTACGGTCGAACCTTTGGGGCCATATATTCCAAAGTTACTGTAAGTGGGCTGTTATCTTCGGCGTCGCCTTCCAGGGTCAAAGTATTGGGCGCGCAGTGCCTTGCAACAACATACACGTCCCGGCCTGCGCCATCAGCGCCTTCGCCTGGATGTTCCACCTTCCATATAACTGTGCGCCGGTTAAGCATATTATTGGCTTTGCGTATAATGGCCTCGTAAACCGGCGCGCAATTTACGCTGTCAACTGTGCTGTCCGTGATCGCGGGCATTGCAATACTGCCCTGCAAATTGAATTCAGTGGTAAAAGTATGTTCCTCCTGGCCCCTATCGAACTTTTGCGGGTCTATATGGCCAACGCCGGTTCGTGGGTTAATCGGTACTTCGTTGGTCCAGTCGTAAACATCAACTACATCCGCAAAAGGCAAAAGGTGGGCGTCGTCAGGAATTGCCAAATCGTCATCTTCTTCAACGTGATGTACAGACTGCGGTAATATCGCGCTAGAGTCAGCCATCGTTACCTACCTCCAGTTCTTGGTCTGTGTCTTCCGGTTCTTCCGCGGTTTTAACTTCCGCGGTTTGCGTGCTGTGTTCTTTTATTTTCGGGTAATGCTCCACCAGATATTCGCCCAATTCCTGTGGAACCTGGGTTGTGCCGTTGCTGGAAAATTCCAGCGGTTCATCCATTTTGTCCCGCAGGAAAAGGCTTTTAGTATCTCCTACACACTTAATCCACATAATTATCACCGTGTTTTGTAGCTGTATTTTACGAATGACATCCTGCGGAAAATCACCGGTTGCCGGTCTTTTTCATGCCTGTCCTGGCCGCTATCCCAGGCAATATAATCGTAACCAGGCAGTAAAATCACTTTTTGTCTGGTTATACGGCCCGCTTCTTTGCGGGCGCGGTCAAGCCAGCCCTCCGGGCTTATAATGTTGTCGTCATAAGTACCTAAATCGTGAGCGGCTTCTTTGGTAATCCAAAGGTTCACCTGGGCCTGGCCCACTTTTTGCTGGACTGGGCCAGAATTGCTCATTGCTACGTACCCGGTTTCGCCTACGGAATTTTCCGTGGTTGTTGGTATTGTCATGGCCGGCAGGGTTATCCCGTCAGGATAAACTTCGCTGAAAGATTCTGTTTTAATATCAAGGGGTTTGGCCACATTGGCTGTATCCCAATTAGCGTCGTAAATTTCTATCAAAGATTCCTTTATTTCGGGCGGTGTTGTCATTGTACTATATTCCTCTCAATTTGAACTTTTAACTTGCCCTTTTTAGACGGTTTGCGCTGCCTAATCGAGTACTCAAAGCCGTCTATTCTAAAGCGCGTGTTTGGGTTTAAGTTGACCTCGTCACTTATGATTATGGTCATTATTTCTTTTTCGCTGGATCCAAGGCTGCGCTGCAACCTGTCGGCATCTGCGCCCTGGCTTTTGGTTAGCGCCCGGATAGTGGTTTCGTCTTCGGATAGGTATTCATAAACCGGGTTGCCGCTTTCATCTTCACCGGTTTGCGTACGCGGCATTTTTGTTATGTCTTCGCCGTTGGCTTTAATAAAATTCCGATTGCGCCTTGCCCTACTCATGATACCCTCTCTGCGGTTATGCTGGCCCGCAAGTTGCCGGTGTCAACCGGGCAGCGCATTTTTGCATACGCTTCTATCCGCAGGGCCAGAACCCTAATTAGCTTGTTGATATCGTAACCTACAGAATCCCAAATTTGATGAATTTCCTGCAAGGCGGCATCCGCAGCCGGGAAAAGATAAGGCTGTGCTGCCATTTTAGAAGTGCCAAACTCAACGAAAACGGAATACTCAACGGCGCTGCCAACAAGGTAAACTGGCCCGGCCTCCATTATCATATTACCGAGCCAGGCATCGCAGGCATCAAACCCGCTCAACTCTGTCATCACCTTGATCGTGCCAGCCATAACTACCCCGTATGCTTAAATTTTACGTCTTTGGTGTCGGTTGTGGTATCCAGCTGACCCTCTTTATCCAACATCAGGGCTTGCTGGCCGTACTGTGTTGCGTTGTAGCCCATGCCGGTTTCACCTGCGTAATCTTCCCTGTCGCCTTCAATGCTTTTACTTTCAACGCGTTTATCCCTAATTGCTGCGTAATGGGCCGCAAGCCATTTTTCTATCTGGGCCAGTCTGTCGTCTGAATATTCAAGGTCTTTTACGTCCAAGTGGGCGGTGTCTATAAAAGGCGTTAAATTATCCAAATCAGTATCTAGAATTTCCTTAACATCGCTTTCCTCAACAAAATTAGCCATAATCAGAACCCGGGGCGGCGCGCCAGGCCCCGGTGTTCGTCGTACACCTCCACTTAAGTATTAAGCGTCAGTAGCGTAGCAGATCCCCGCGTTGCCGTCCTCATCTGACATTACACGTGGGGCCATTGCGGAAAATATCTTGTAGTTGGTTACATACCCACCGTGGGTTTCCCATTCAACGGCCTGTAAGTCAGCTGCGTATGGCAGCTGGATTATATCTTCAACGGGGTCAAGGGCAACAACGTAATTGTCATCAAGCTGGTCAACTTCTACCAGCTGGCCAACTTTTGCCATGTTTTCTATTCTGTCCATCAACTCCAAATCCCCGCTGCCTTCCGGGTCCGGTATATTCATGGCCTCGTACGCATCATTGGCCAGGAAAATAATCAGCGGCCCGTGGTGGCGGTTGTCTTTGAGCGTCTGGATCAGGTGCTTTATATCCTCGTAAATATCCCCAGGGTTGCTCCCCCAGCTGCCTGTCCAGCCACCATCACTGGTTACGTTTATGCTGTCATCATGGGTAAGCAATCCGGGCGCTGGGTTGCCATTTAGGGTTACGTCAGTGCCGTGGAAAAGTGTATCTTCCAGTTTGGCAGTAACGTGCCTGGTTATCTGGCTTATCATGGCGCTGTCAACGGTTACGTTCTGCTTGTTTTCAAGCGCCATAAGTTTTCGCGCGCCCAGTTGGAAATCCCCGTGGGTTAACGGGATGGGGATCATGTAATTTTGAAAATCAGGCTGGTCGCCCGGGGCCTGGTCTTGGAAGTCCATGCTTTGGGTTACTTCCCCAAAGTCGGAAACCTGTTCCCACATATCGATTAAAACGTGCAAGCCGCCCAGATTTTGCTCAAGCCCTTCGTTTTGCAGGGCCTGGATGGCCTGAAAACGCCTGCGGGCAATCTTGTAAATTTGATCGTCTATTTCCTTCCAGGCATCTTTGGGCAGCGTTCGGTTAGTCCGCAGCGCTTTGGGGTCAAAGTTGTTCTGCTTAAGGCGTTCAAGCGCGTTGGCTGTCAAATCTCCAAACATCTGTGCTGTGGACTGGTTAGCCATAAGTCTTCACCTCTGAATTAAAGTTTGAGTATCTTGGTCAACTGGCTTTCACCGCTTGAAACGTCTTCTAATGCTATCGCGGTGGCCACACCGTCTGTCGCGTTTACGTCAAGCTGGCCCTCGTGGGCTGTGCTATGGTCCCCACTGGCGGTTTTGTACAGTATGTCCCCTGCGGAAACCGCAGCGTCGCCGGCATCGTCTTCCGCGTAAACGTAGGCCATGCCCTCTTCCCCGCTGTGTAATACATACCAGCGTATAAGGTCGTCTGCGGCATATACTTGATCTAGGCCCTCTTCAAAGCCTCCGCGTACAACTCGCAGTCCGGGCCTGGTTGTCTGGTGTAGCCGCATTTCCCAGCCGCTATCATAGTTAACTTCAACAACTTTGCCCGGATGCATCTCTTCGGCCGCCGGGGCTGGACCGGTATCTATGTTTTCCTTTTGCAAGGCCCCACCGGGCAGGTTCTTTCGTAGGATTGCGTTGTCAGCCATTGTTATTCACCCTCTTTTCTGCTTAAAACTCCACTGGTTTCAACCAGTTCGACTTCCGTTGTGCCGCCCTGATTGCTTGCAAGGCTGCCCCCAGCGCCGACAAAGTTGCCTGGTATGGCGTTTTGCTCTGTCTTTTTAAGCGCGCTGAAAGGCATCTTTTTGAGTTCTTCTTTGGTGTAATTTACCCGATCCGAATTTGCCAGCTTGTTAACCAGGTTTTCTTTCTTTTCCTGTTCGGTTACCTCCCTGGCCGCATTTTTAGCGATCTCCATTATCTTTTCTTCGCTTAGTTCGCTACTCTGGTTTTCCTCTGACAGATCCGTTTCAGGTCCTTCGGTTTCTCCTTCCTCTTCTTCCGGCTCTTCGCCCCCGCCCTCTTCAAGGTTTTTGGCCATTGCCTTAAGAACCTCCTCCTTGGTATCCAGGAGATCACCTTCGGACAGGTCTTCTGTACCGGCCTTCTCCATGATTTTTTCTACAAGCTCTTGTTTGTTGTCCATGTTTTGCTCACCTCTAAATAGATTAAATACTTTGTCTATTACGCTCAAGCTGTTTTCGCTATACTCAACGTCGAATTCGTCTTGCAATAGGGTTTTGGCTTTGGCAGCCGCGGAATCGTATGCACTTTGTGGCACATCTGCTGCTTGGCCGCGCCCACCGCGTACACTTGCAAGGGCGTTTTTATATAATACACCGTTGCCGTCAACTACCTGGAAAAACGTCAGTATATTCCATTCGTCGGCATCCTCCAAGCCCAAAAGGCTGGATTCAGCTGCAATCCTGCGCTGCCTATCGTCCATGTCTGCAACGGTGTCAACATCCCAGCCGCGTTGGGCGGCAAATTCTGATAGGGTTTGCCGGCTCCAACTTTCCGTACTTGTGTTGCTGTAAGTCGGTGTCCTGGCAGTGCTGCGCTGGTTTTCAGACTTCACATTATCATCACCTCTCTGGTTTTTAAGCGGCACACCTACACCATCCGGCAAAGACAGTTCGCCATATTCATCCGGCAATATAGCCAGGTGGTCCGGCTTAAGGTTAATCTGCTTGCCTTTGTATTTTTTGCCTTTGTAAGTACCGCTTTCCTGTACGGTATCGTGCCAGTAGCTCGTGGAAACGTCCATTGGTTCTCCGGCTTTAAGCCGCCGATAGGTTTCGTACACTTCTTTGGCCCGGGCGTTGTTTTGCTGGGCTTTGTTCCGGGCTTTTTCTTCGTCTATCCAAATTTCACCCTTTAACTTGTTTTCCTCTACCCTGATGTTGTAAAAACGACCTACTACACGGTTATCTATTATTTGCAGTTCGCGGGCGCTGTGGTTTTTAGGATGATGTATCGGTATAGGTACGTCAGTCCAAAGGTTTTTCGAGTTCCTAATTTCTTGGCCGGGCAAAAATTGCCCTTTGACAACGGCCTCTTTTAGCGCCACAACCGGTATAACCAGGTGGGGCCTGCCTTCCAGGGTATCTGTCCTGATGCCGCCCTGGTTAGCGTTGGCCGTAAACCTGGCTAGGTCTTTTTTAGCTAATTTGTTTGTCAGTTTTTCTGGCATATTTTCAGCCCCCAAAGATACCTGGTCGTAATTCGCGTTGGCCACTTTTATTGCCCGTGCATCGCAGGTGCTTTCGTCGCCACCTTGGTCAAGGCACTGGGCGCGTACTTTATTGGCCAATTTTACCCATTGCTTTTTTTCCGTTTGGGTTAAGCCCTGTATATGGTCGTTTGCATCATCAATTGTCCAGGGCATTTTATCCCTCTACCCAGGTTGCCTTAATATGGAAATCCCCTTCCGAACCACTTGTAGAATTTGTCACCCTGATTAAGTGATTTGTGTTGGCAGCAAAAATATAATTCATTACAACGCTGGCTTCCCCACCTATTTCCGCGTTCTGTTTGCCGCCGCCCGGGATAAATTCGCTCGGCAGTTCAGTACCGTCCGAATCTATTGTTGGTCCTTGATACATTTCCGCTGTGGGGCTGGTTGTTTCAATTTCGTTTATGCAAGTGGGGCCAACGTCAAAGGCGCTGCCGTTTGCGCTAACTGTGGTTCCTCTAAAGGGGTTAATCTCTGTCTTAACTGTGGACTTTACAACAACTGAAATGAAGAGCGGCTGGTCGCCTGCAATTATTAGTACATTTTTGCTGCCACCCGCCGCCACCGCGCTAAAAACGTGGCTGGCCTGGTAAACCTGGCCGCGCCGGTTTTCAGCTTCAAAGTGATCAACCATTTCCACTAACATTGCTCTATCTAACTTTGGTATCTTTTTGTTAGCCATAATTCACCTCCGTTAAAAGCCTGTCTGTGGGAAAGTTGCCGGTTCCCAGCAACATCTGCAATTAGGATGTAAAGGTATCAAGCCGTGGGCTTCTTCTATTGTGTACTTTGTGCCGGAAAGGCTCGAACATTCCGGGCAAACTCTGGCATCGCCTGCGGTTAACCATTCCACCTTTGCGGACACTTCTTCAACGCCCATCTGTTCGTATCGGGTTAGCGCTGCCTCATTATGGACGTATATTGTCTCTGTCCTTGCCATAGTCCGGGCGCGGGTTATGCCTATCTTGTCCACCCTGTTATTTAGCTGCCTGGCCATTTTGCGCGGGTTAAACCCCTGGGAAAGCCCGTTGGTTAAAACTCGGCTAATTTGGCCGTCCACTTCATCTGTTATGTTTTTGAGCGCCTTGAAGTTACGCGTATAAAGTAATTGCAGCTTTTGCTTATGGATAGGCTGGTTAAAGATATTACGGAATTCTGCCCGGCCCAGCCGTGGTACGTCCATGCCGGCTTGCCGCATTTTTCTTTGAGCCTGCCTGACACCGCTATTATAGGCCCTGCGTACGTACTGCTTTTGCCAGCGGTCGGGAAATTGCTCAGGCGGTTCTAAAATGCCTTCTTTTAGCCTGCCGTCCAACCAGTTGCTAAAAACATCAACCTTTTCGGCATCTGTTTTAAAGACAAAATCCCCTCTGTCGGGCAATTCTGCAAGCTGGCTTTGCGGCCCCTGGCCCAGTTCGAACACGTCTAAATCGACCACTGCTTTGCGTATTAGGCCCTTCAAATGCCGGAAGCGCTTGTAAGCTGCCGCCATATAATCCCGCCGCAGGGTTTTGGTACGGGTAGGGTCCACATTCTCCGCGGCCTGGGCCAGCTGCTCAAGGTATTTGGATTTGCCCGGGTCGCTTATCAGCTTTTCTTCTTTGCTGTGGTTGTGGTCGCAGGTTTTGGCGTGTTGTGGGGTCATACAAGGCCCCCGTGGGTTATTTTTCTAATCTGGTCAGTTTCTTGGCCGCGGCAAATTGCTTTCGGACTTGCTCATTTTCTTCGTTATCGCTTAATTGCTGCTCTGTGGGCATTTCCCGCGGTTCCATGTCGAATACATATTTACGGATTTCGTCTTCATCCATCAGGCTTTTGGGCTGCCCACCGCTGGCCTTGTCGAGGGCTTGCGCCCGTTTATTTGCTATTTTAGCGCGTTCGCTAACTGTGGGCGTCCAAAGGTTTGGCCACTCAACTTCGTAACCGCCGTTTTTGGGCGGGGTTAATACGTTATAGTCAACCAGGTGGTCAATTAGCTTTTCCAAAATCATTGGGGCTGCAAACTGATTTTGCCTTTCTTCTACGCGGTCAAACCAGTTCTTTCTGTCCTGGCTGCTTGCCAGTTCGGCGCGTTCACTACCGGTTAAAATTCGCTTTGGTATGCCGGTTTTTGCTGCAATAACAGAAATCGCAATGTCAAACGGGTTTGAGGGATCTATGTTGGTGTTGCCGGCCAGTTCGTTGAGATTAACGCCACTGGTTGTAAATACCCGCTTAAAGCCGTGAAGAAAGGCGTTAACTTCATCGGTGATCTCGTCAAAATCTTCATCGTCTAAATTCGCATTTTCCTTTTCTTCAACGTGGTAGCCCTTGGCCGCTTGCTGCCAATAGGCTTCGGGCGCAGCGCCCAACAACTTGTCTAAATCTTGCAACCGGTGAAAAACTTTCTGTAGCCTTGGTTCACCGTAAACCTCGTTGTCTAAAAGGCCCTCTGCAACGTGGATTACGCGTGAATAATGTACGTCTTCGTGGGCTTCTTCCATCTGGAAGCCCTCAATGTCGGCTTCCATGTCAATATCGTAGAG